CGGAACTGAAATACCACTTAAAAAACCTCCGTAAACGACCTGTGCAGCTCTCTATCATCACTCCCCCGAAGAGGGGTGAGGTCCACTGACACGAGACGTTTACGGAGGTTTACCACGTTTATCCTGTATTACTGCAGTACACAGTAATCAACAGAGAGATCAACAGTAATCTCAACAGGATCGGCAGAAGATACGTCACCATCGCCGTATTCCACCTTCTTAGGCCATACACCATGGAGTTTCCACGTAGCCACATCCTCACCTTGTGGATTCATCATGACAAGAGTACCATCTTTCTTGTACACACTTGGTTTACCTATCACACCCGTGCTAGGATCATATACACTCTTGAACCAATCACTTATGGCCTTACGAGAGCTCTTGTCAAGCCTATCTCTGACCTTCAAAGGGAAATCCTGTACCACATCTGCTTTACCAGCTAGTTTTACTTTACTATTTTGGTAATGGATTTCCAACTCCGTTACACCTAATTTAGGATAAGGTGCGCTTATAATATCTAGAGCAGGTATCTCTACTTTAGATATCAGTAATTTGAAGTTACACTTGCGTAGTACATCAAATTCCCCGCCAATTGCATCTGGAGCAATACTAGTTCCCATATTAATATCCTTTCTTATTAAGAAATGCCAGCTAATTCATCGAACGAAGTACCTGTTTGAGTAATCACGAAAGGTACAGCAATTTTCTCTGCAGCTCTCGTAGGTTGTAAGTAGATGTAGCCCCACATCTCATTACGGTCAATTCTGTCAGCAGTATTAGTAGTAGCATCACACTGTACACGGAAATCATACAAACCACGCTGAGCTTTGATGTTCCGGAAGATAGGAGCCACTATGTTGTCAAACTGATGCCAAGTATCTGAATCATTAGGTTCGAACGCCAGATACCGTACACCCGTAGCCACTACCTTACGCGAGTAATTAAGTAGCCGTCTAACATGTACACTAGTTAGTGCGGAGTTAGCACGATACAGGGTTTGATTACCATACAGAGTTATACCATCAACAGGGAAGTTAACAAAGGGATTGACACGATTCAATCCACCCTGCATAATATCCCGTTGACCTTGGTCTGGTGTCATCTCAAGGTTAATAGCATCTGTTATCCTACCACGTTGGAGACCAGCAGGAGCTATCCAAGGATTACGAGTATAATCAGTGAATGCACAAACACCAGCAACATGACCCGAAGGAGGTACGTACATATCAGCATTACTGTACGAATCGAACACCTCAACCCATGGCCAGTATAATGCAGCAAAGCTACTATTCAAAGCAGCTTCAGGATAACCCGCACTAGAGTCACCCGACAACACACCATTGTGCCATTCCACAATCTCTTGAGCATTGAGACCGTAGGGAGGATCAATGATTGAAAGAGTATCACCACGATTACCAGCAATCGTAATTAACTCTGTCACTATGTCCTTGTGTGTGGAAGGTACTATGCTAGGGTAACCAGGTACTGCCAACAGGTTAATATCAACTCTGTCGGAATCTGCAAACAACTGCATACCTGTCACAACTCCGTATACATTACTACCAATGATATCGGAACTAGTTACAGCACTTCCCGAATTACCACCGGAAAGAGTACTAGTTCCATTTTCAAGTAACTCAGTACTGATTAACACACTTACGGAGATATAGTTACTGACACCATTAATAACTGTAGCGATGCTATTAGCACTACCGGAAGCTAGTTTAACACTGGGATACTTCTCAACCACATTACCTAAGAACTTCACAGTAATGTTGTTAGTATCTACATCATAACCCGCTTCGACTACGATGCTGATGTCATTACCCCACTCTCCTTTATTCAGAGCAGTAACAGCAACAGCAGTGTATGCTTCTGTATTAGCAAGATTACAAGACGCAGCTAATGCAGAACTTGCAGCAACACGTACAACCTTCAGTGCACGACCTCTACGTAGATAACGAATTGCAGCTAACAATCCATAGTCCGACGTACTGGGTACACCAAAGGTGTTAATGAGATCGTTCTCATTAGTGATATCCGTTATCGTATTAATAGGGCCTTTCTGAGCCGTAGTAACGATACCGAATATCGAGCTAGCTAACTGAGGGAGATACAAACTCGCATCAATTTCCTCAGTATAAACACCAGGTGATAACATAATCATGGGATTATCCTTTTCGTTAATTTATACTATACGAAAGTACTACCAAAT